TGATATTGGCTGACTCAAAGCAGGGTTATCTTGGTCAGGATTCCCTCGGAGAGTGGGGCTGGTATCACCCGGATAAGTGGAAAGAAATCAAAGACTTATAGCCCAACACTTATATAGTATAAGGGGAGTAATTGGACGCTAGGGAAAAACTAAAGCTACGAGGCCTTCTCAACAAAATCGAGAACCTCTACAAACAAGCCGGTGCTGACCGGCGTAGAACCGGATCAGTGAGGGTAGATATGCTATTGAACAGGTGCATCAAACATGTTGAGACGCTGAAGTACATGGATGTATTACCCCCAGATGTCAAAAGAGCGGCGCTAGAATACGCGTGGCATGTCTACATGGATTTACAAGAGTTCAACCCTAATAGGGAAAGGCAAGACCTAGAAATAGACAGGGAATCATCGCTAACAGACGTTCTGAAGCAAATTCAACACCTCGAAGAGCGCGGGGATGCAATTCCGCGTGGCATGTATAGCGGGGGGAGGGGGTACAGGAGCGTGAATTGGGATAGTTCGTATTGGATGGCAGAAACAAAGGGGGACATGGAAAGGAACGAATACTGGAATGAGGAAGAGGGAAGGAAGAAACGACCCGTCAAGGTCTACACCAAAAAGGAGTTAAAGAAATTCCAATGAACCGTGGTATAATCATCAACGAATTCACGCGTGATCTACCGGACAAGCTACCGCTAGACCCGCCAGAGGCTTTCAGCACACTAAGACAAATGCACAGGGAAAAACTATATGCAAAAACAAAGCGCCGTACTCGCAGACGATGCGCTACCAGCGTGGGCAGTGATAGACGGTGAAGGCGATGCTATACACCTCTCTTCTAAAGACCTTCTTGCTTACACTCGTGTTTCGACAGAAAAGAAGGTTCGCCCAGCTACAGATTTCACCAAGGATGTTATGGACTTCTACCTCTCAGGGGAGAAGATATCCGGAGTTAAATTGCCTTGGGGCATCCTCGACAACAAGTTTAGATTGAGGAGGGAAGAGGTTACAGTCCTTTCTGGTATCAATGGGAGCGGTAAATCTCTCCTTGCCTCACAGTGGATTCTAGGGGCTATGGAGCAGGGTTCTCAGTGCCTTTCAGTCAGTTTAGAAATGTCCCCAAAGGCTCAGTTAGCCAGAATGTGGAGACAAGCCTCGTTAATGGTGGAACCCACGATAGATTACGGGCTGGGGTTCAACTACTGGACAAGGGGCAAACTATGGTTTTTCGACCAGCAGGGGTCAGTCGATTTAACCACACTGATTGCTGTCATCAGGTGGTCTTCTGAACACTGCGGGACTGATTTCGTGCTGGTCGATTCTTTAATGACAATGGCTATTGCGTCTGATGACTACAATGGCCAAAAGCAGTGTATCTGCGCTCTTGCATCTGTTGCTAGGGAGTTGGGGATACATGTACTTCTAATCACCCATGCTAGAAAGGGGGCAAACGTCAAGGATAGGTTAGACCGGTGGAGTATCCGGGGGGCGTCAGAGATCGCAGATAGGGCCGACAACATATTTTTATTGGGCCGAACTTTTGAACCTGACTACATGACTCCGGATGCCTACCTTACCCTAGCCAAAGCCCGTCATTTTGACGGAGCAGAGAGTGATATAGATTTATGGCTGGATCATGCGTCCATGAACTATCACACGGCAAATGAAGAACCACAGAAAATGGAGTTAGCAGATGAAGTGGATTAGTTTGGAGTATATATTTTGGGGTGGACTTCTTGTATTCTGTATCGCAGGAGTCTTGCCCTTCTAATGGATAAGAACTGGAAACGGTTTGAACGCAGGGTAGCTGAGGTCGTGGGCGGATACAGGATTCCGGTAAACGGAAGAAAGGAACTTGATGTCCGTCACCCTCATTTAGGGATTGAATGTAAGCACAGGAAGACAATCCCTGAATGGCTGTTTAAACGGGCTTGGGGTCAGGCCGTTGCCGGTTCTAAGGCAGGGGGGCATATCCCTGTTGTTTGTGTAGGGGAACAGAACAGTTCCAATATATTTGCTATCGTAGAACTTAAAACTCTGGTAACATTGCTGGAGTACGCACTAAAAGAGGAAGAAATCCATGTTCCACAGTAAAGAGGAGTATCCACCCGGAAGGGGTTTTAAGCCAGCGAACCATGGGCTGTACGAGGATTACATAGCGGTTTCACGCTATGCCAGATACATCCCGGAAAAGAAAAGAAGGGAAACATGGCCGGAAACAGTAGACCGGTTCGTTGATTTTTGGGAAGACAGGTTCGGTAAGAACTATCTTGGAGACTGGGGGGCGGCTAAAGACTCTATCAGAGATGCCATAGTCAACAAGGAAGTGATGCCCAGTATGCGCTGTCTGATGGCATCAGGTGAGGCATTACGCCGGGAGAATATCGCTGGTTACAACTGCGCCTATGTAGCTGTAGACCACATCAGGGTATTCGGGGAATCCCTGTACATCCAGATGAATGGGACAGGCCTTGGCTACTCTATTGAGAGGCAATACGTCCAGAAACTCCCGGAAGTAGCAGAAGAATTCCATGAGTCTGATACGACTATCGTTGTCCCGGATAGCAAGCTGGGTTGGGCAACTGCCCTAGATGAGTACGTCAGACTGCTTTACAGTGGAAAGTTACCCAAGGTAGATACGTCAAGACTGCGACCGGCTGGTGCACCACTGAAAACTTTTGGGGGTCGGGCCTCTGGGCCGGAGCCGTTTAAACGCATGTTTAGCAACCTTGCTAACATCTGGAGGGGAGCCGCTGGGAGAAAGCTGACCTCTCTTGAGGTACACGATATCATGTGCTACATCGGGGAGTGTGTTGTAGTCGGCGGAGTTCGCCGGACTTCCCTGATTAGCTTGTCCAACCATTCAGACGAGAGGATGCGCCATGCTAAAATGGGGAACTGGCACACTGAAAACCCGCAGAGAAGCCTTGCTAATAACTCAATATGCTTTACCGACAAGCCCGACATGGGCGCTTTCATGCGTGAATGGGTGTCTATTTATGAAAGTAGATCAGGAGAACGTGGGGTCTTCAATCGTGAGGCTTGTAAACGTATGGCTCCCGAACGGAGAGACACTGACCACGACTTCGGTTGTAACCCCTGCTCAGAAATCGTACTCAGATCAGCCCAGTTCTGCAATTTGACAGAAGTAGTGGCGAGACATGACGATACCATAGAGTCTCTGGCTAGGAAGGTGGAGATGGCAACCATACTGGGGACTATGCAGTCCACCCTGACCGACTTCCGTTTCTTGCGTAGTATCTGGAAAAAGAATTGTGAAGAAGAGAGGTTGTTGGGGGTTTCTATTACCGGGATTTATGACTGTAAGGCTCTGTACAATGCCACTGAGGAAGAGATTGGCAGACTCAAGAGAGTAGCTATCTGGACTAACAAGAGATGGGCTAAGAAGCTGGGTATCAACGAGTCAGCGGCCATCACCTGTGTTAAACCGTCAGGGACGGTGAGCCAGTTGGTGGATTCATCCAGCGGGATACATCCCCGTTACAGTTCGAGGTATGTGAGACGCGTGAGGAACGATAAGAAAGATCCTCTTGCCGCCCTTATGGTGGACGCTGGGATTCCATGGGAAGCCGACCTGTACAACACTGAAGCGGTGGTCTTCTCATTTCCCAAAACCGCACCAGACAAGTCCATAACCAGACATGACATATCACCGATAAGTCAACTGGAACTCTGGAAGACCTTTGCCGTAAACTGGTGTGAGCATAAGCCAAGCATGACATGCTATGTCCCAGAGGAAAGCTGGGCAGAGGTTGCCGCATGGGTGTGGGAGAACTGGGAGTTTATGAACGGGGTTTCATTCTTACCCTCTTCTGATGACGGACATGTTTACCAACAAGCACCGTATGAGGATATAACTAAAAAAGAATATAATGATTTACTTAAACAGATGCCCAAGGAAATAGATTGGAAATCCATGTCTGAGGAAATCGACAACACGACAGCCAGTCAGGAAGCGGCTTGTTCAGCAGGGGTTTGTGAGATATGAAGTATTGGTTGTGGAAAAAGGAGTAAGCTAGCTATGCAATATGCTACACTAGATGGGCGTAAATCCATGCCCTCACATACCGGACAAAGAGCAGACTGTCCCAGTTGCAGAGGAGAGATGTTAAGCAAATGTGGAGAGATTGTTGTCCATCATTGGGCGCATCTTTCTGGGAAGGACTGTGACCCGTGGGCTGAACAGGAAACATTGTGGCATAGAGAATGGAAGAATCAATTTCCCTCTGAGTGTAGGGAAGTTACTATCTATAGCACTGATTCCGATGAATACCATAGGGCTGATGTATGCTTACCCAATGGCACTGTATTAGAGTTCCAACATTCCAGTTTAACACCAAAAGATATCAGGAAAAGAGAGGATTTTTACAAACGGTATGCAAATGGTGTAGTATGGATAGTAGATGGTTCAGAATTTATGGATAGATGGGTAAAGCTGGGTTGGACTCAATGGGTAAAAGAAAGCTACCTAAGAGGTAAAAAAGGAAGCTGGTTTATGGACTATTCGCCCTTCAACTATGTCTATGATATAAGCAACCCCCTTACGGGATTTAGTATAACTTCAGATGGGAGTTTACCGGACACCCTTTTTCCTTTGTTGAAGCCCGTAAGATGGCCCCACACTAGGAAGTCTTGGGCTTATGCAAATGCTCCTTTATATTTTGATAGCGGAGAAAGAAGTAACAAGCCAGAAATGAATCTAGTCCATGAGAAAGAAGGAGTTGAATTTTATACCGACCAAGAACCCAAAAAACTCAAGGATATAAAAGAAGGGGAGTCTCAGTACAAGTATACAGAAAAGAATAGGAAATTCTACACAATATCAGAAGAGCCATACCAAGAATCAGATATTTTTGAATGGCTCGGTACAGTCAATGACGGCGCAGCAACATCCAAGGGGTTCAGTGATAAACTCAGTCGTGGTTTCAATTCTAGGGTTAATGGCAGGGAAACTTTACACCTACCAAAATATATTATAGGGAGATTCAAACCTTTCGATAATGTATTATCCGAACTTAACAGCTAGGGAGAGGAAGTGAATGAATCCAGATCAACTAGGTAAAACTAAAAGGTGGGTAAATAAGGATTACCTTAAATTCATATCAGAGATGCCCTGCTCAAACTGTAGCATAATTGACGGGACAATAGTGCCTCACCACTTAAAGCACAGGTATTCACCATATTCAGGGGGCGGGATGGGGCGTAAGGCGTCTGACATATTCACGATGCCCTTATGCTTTAGCTGTCACGACAGACTGCATAACGGGGACAATGATGTTACCAACTATCAAGCTGAATTTATCTTTAAAACGCTTGACAGGGCTACTCAACATGATATAATACGCATCGAGTACAAGCCCTATGAGATACTTTCGTTATGACTTTTGAGATTAGTCAGGATAGGATGGAGTCGGCCATGATGTTTCTGGCTGAAACAGATATCCCTGCGGCCAAGGCCAAGGGAAGAGTCAAAGCACTAGACCAGTACGGGAGGACAGTAAAGGCCTTTGGATTTCTTGAGGCAACAGGCACTGTGGCAGAGAGGGAAGCTAAGTCGTACACCACAGACAAATGGAAACAGCATATTGATAATGTGGAGCAAGCGGTGATAGACGCAGAGACTCTGGATAATCAACGTGCATCTGCGATGGGGGTAAGGGACGTATGGCGTACTTTACAGGCCAATCGGCGGCAAGTATAATTGACGCGGATGAACTCCGCGATGATTATCAGTGGTATCATCAACAGCAACTTGAACAGGAGCAATACCTTATGGACATGAAGGACAACGAACTGACGTTGTGGAAGAACGAAACCGACAACCCGAAGGCTCCGGCCTACAAGGGGAAGGGGTTGATTGCGGGTGCAGAGAAGGCTGTATCTCTCTGGCACAACACCAGCAAGGCTGGTAAACCCTACCTCAAAATCCGGGTTGAGGAGCCGTACCATGGCACAAAAGAGATCAAGGACAACGTCCCCTTCTGAAGAGGAGGGGGCTGAACTTGAGCAACAACGTATCTACTTTCTCGCTAGGCACTGCTGGCCCAGACGGAGCCAGCTTGCGCCTAGAGGGAGAGAGACATGGGCAGAGGTGTTTAAACGGCACTCAGGGATGACTCTTCACGAGTACTCTGAACACGCAAGGAAACTCAAACTAAGGACAAAATATGGAATACCAGATAAACTTCCATGATGGGGCAGAGATTGTTCTCGACTTCAACGAGGACAAGCACATCTACAAGATAGAGGGGGAGTATGTCCCCTCTGTTACTACCATCTTGAATACAATCAGTAAGCCAGCGCTCTTGCCATGGGCGGTGAAGATGGGCGCTGACTGGTTCTCTGATAACTGTGAGGCTTTTACTCAGGCCACGCTAAGTGTAGACGAGGTAGTAAAGGGAATAAAGGGCGCGTACCGCAAGAAGTCTAAGGACGCCATGAACATAGGTCAGGTCGTACATAAGTGGTGCGAGGACGCTATTCAGTGGAAGATGGGGAACGGGGACTCTCCGGAGATGCCCGATGATGTCCACGCTATTACGGCGATCAATGCTTTTCAGGAATGGGTCAGTACTAGGGAGATAAAGTGGCTTGCGGCAGAGCAGAAGCTGTACAACCGGAAGTACAAGTACGCTGGGACGGTTGATGCAGTAGCTGAGATCGACGGAGCGTTCTGCGTGATAGACTTTAAGACCTCCGCCGCTGTCTACGACGAGTACTATCTACAGTGTGCGGCCTATGCAGAGGCGATACAGGACATGTACGGGAGAGAAGTAGACTCCGCATGGGTACTGAGGTTTGACAAGAAGACGGGGAAGTTTGAGGCTAAAGACTCTGAGGAACACGACGAGAACTTTAGTGGTTTCTACGGGGCCATGTTGCTGTACAGCAGACTGACCGCACTGAAAAACCGGAAGAAAAGATGAGCCTGTTAAGTACCCTTCAAGGCAACGGAGAGTCTACAATATCAGGGGATATCGTACATCATATATCCATCTCAATCTCTCTGATCGAGGCGTCAAAGCACCACAAGCTGGTTAATACGGAAGTGTTGGTTGAGATGCTGAAGGCGATGGCAAAGGAATCCTCGACGGTTAGGGAACAAGCAGTATGGGAAACCTACTTGGACTTCTTTGATGTTACGCTGGATGAGATTCTGGACGGGAACGTCCGAGAGGAAGGGGCAGACTTAGGATGAAGAAACTGCCACACACGAAACTTATGTCTGAGAAGGCCCAGAGTTGGGCTAACGACATAGGGGGGTTGGCTAACTCCATTACTAACGGGCGCGGCAACATGGCAGGGCGGTTAGGGGAATTGGCTTTAGCAGAGTATCTGGGTGTAGGCCTTGCTGACGAAAAGGATTACGACCTGATCTACAACGGGGAGAAGATCGAGGTTAAGACGAAACGCCGCACTGTCAAACCCGCTGAATACTTTGATGTCTCTGTAGCCGAAACAAGCCGCCATCAAGCGCCGGATAGGTATGTCTTCATAAGCATTGAATATGCAAGTAAAAAAAGTAAGCAGTACCATGGCCTAAAAAATATATGGCTGTGCGGAGATATTCCGGCCAAGGAATTCTTTGAACGGGGGCGGTTTCTTCGCAAGGGAGCAGAGGATGGAAACAATAAGTTTCGCGTCTTGAGGGACATGTACAATCTACAAATTAATCAGCTTAATCAGACGTTTTAACCTTCTCGATCTCTCTTAGAGATACCACATTTTTTGTAGGGATATACCATAAATTTCCCCAAAAAGAAGAGTCGCGAGACATGGCAAGTGTTGTCCACTCATCCGTCTGGTCAACCAGAAGCCCGTAGGTTTTTGTTTTTGCATCAGACGCGTCATACTCAGACCAACTGGCCTCAGTATACGCGTCAATCCAAACACACTCTACGAGCGTGAGTTTTTCTTTTT